GTTAATACTTGTGATTTTAAAATTAAAATATTAAATAGAGTAGTGGCTTTCTTTAGACCTGTTCATTGGCAATCAGCTAGATTTGTTTGGAGGTACAATACAGAAAAGCAAGTGTTTGAAAGTACAAGCTATTGTTATGTAAAAGGAGTTAGGACTTATGATAATAATATTTTTGAAATAAGTCTAAATAATAGAATAGACTTTTGGATTTATAAACAAGCTAAAGATTATCAGTTTATTGTTGAGAAAGAAAGTAAAATGATATTTGATAAGGTAGAAGAAGCAAAACAAAAAACAAAGCCTTATGGTTATTACTTAGGTTTCTTTTTTGGAGGGAATCAATTAGTACCGAATGATATTAAAATAGAAAAGTTATAAGCATGAAGAATTTATCCATAAAAAACTACGAAAAGCCAACACCAAAATTTTGGAAGTACATAGCCGATTTTGGATTATTAATGATACCAACAGTTCAATTGGTTTTAGGCGGTGCGCCCGAAGGCACATTTACATCAACTCAATCTTGGGCGATAAGTAGTATTGTTTCTGTTGCTGCGGTAGCATTTAAATTTTTAACTAAGTTAATGGGAGGGAAAGAAGATGAAAATAACGAAATCTAGCAATAATTTAATTGAACTTATAAAAGAGTTTGAAGGATTTAGTGCAGTACCTTATATTTGTCCTGCGGGGGTATGTACGATTGCTTATGGAAGTACAAGATATAGTGATGGTCGCAAAGTATCAATGACTGATAATAGGATAACAGTTGAAGCGGGAGTACAGTTATTGAAACAAACTTTAACTCAATACGAATTAGCGGTAGATGCTTATTGTAGAGATGATATTAACCAAAATCAATTTGACGCACTTGTTGACTTCGCATATAACTGCGGTAATGGCAATTTAAAGTCTAGCACACTTTTAAAGAAAGTAAATGCTAATCCAAACGACCCTACTATTGCAGCCGAATTTGCGAGGTGGAATAAAGGTGGGAATAAAGTATTAGCGGGCTTGACAAGACGTAGGGCTGCGGAGTATAAACTTTATAGTAAACCATGCTAAAAGACATTCTAGCAATATTGATTTCGATTGGATATTGTTTATTATTTAATTAAAAAGAACATGATTGATTATTCTAAATTTACGAAACAAGACCTAGTTTCAATAGCTGAATTTAATAAAATAATTAAAAATTACATAAAAATAGTTAAACTTTTAGGAGAAAAATAGTATGACATATAAAGATTTCTGGATAACAATAGCAATAGTATCGGTACTCTCCTTTATTATTGGAATACAGCTTTGTAGGTACAATCACAAAGAACAGATACCAATAATTTACGACTTAGAATACTTAACTGATAGTATTTTGGCAGCAAACAAACATTCAGATTCGATAATAGTAAAAATAGAAAAAGAAATAAAATATGAAAAAGGAAAACTTATTGAAAGGTTTGTTTTTATTGATAGCTTGTCTTTCGATTCAGCTTATAGCTTATGGCAACAATCCGCCCGATTCTATAAACCATACGCTAATTAACAACTCAATCAAATGCTTTGAAGAAGTTAAGGTACTAGGCAGTAGAATAAATAAAACCGACAGCATAAACCTAGAGTTAAAGAAGAAAATAGGCAACCTTGAATTTTTATCCGACACATTACTTACCTCAAATAAAAGTCTGATAAAAATAAATAACGATAATAAATCAGTAATAGAAACCAAAAACAAATGGATAAAAAGTTTGGCTTATGCTGTAACTTTTGAAACTATACTTTTAGTGATATTGCTCATAAAATAATTAGGCTAACGGTTTTTATAAGTAATTGCAAGTGCTTATAATTAATGTCTATCATGGCAGCACTAATTAAAACACCCCTAACGTGATTGTCGGGGGTTTTTTATTTTGGTCTATTAATTATAAAATATAAATAACTATCGTATCGTATCTCGCATCTCCATTGAAAGTATTTCGGAAACAATAAGTAAAAAAATGACATAAATAAATTACATCTTCCCGCTTCATAAGTCATGGCTTGCTCTTTTGTTATCATTGGTGTTTTCATTTTAAAAGTTGTTTAGTTTTTCGTTTATTTCTATTTGTTTTTCTAATTCTTGTATTTTTTCAGCAAATTTTATTTGGTCTTTTTGCAGCGTTAAACACTTTTGGTTTAAAACTAAATTCTCGTAATTAAACTTAGCGAAAACTTTTGCATTAAACTGTTGCATTTTGTAAAGTATTTCTAAATGCTTTACAGCGTTTTCTTTTTGCTTGCCTTGTGATTGTATAGCTTTAACCTCAAACGCTTCTATAAACTCATTAAACTCCCAAAATTCAAGGTATAATTCTTCATTCTTCTTATTTGAACCAAACAATGCAAAGTAAATGTTTATTTTTTCAAGCATTTCTTTATACTCGGCTGTTCGGATTTTTTCGATTTCTTTGTATTCGTTGTATGTCATGGTTAAAAGGGAGGATTTAGCGGTGGTTCGTCTTGAAACGGGTTATCTAGGTTTATTGTTGATTGTATTGGCTGTTCTTTTATTTGTTCTATAAAATTACTTTCACTAACATTTGCTTTTTGGGCTTCTCCCGCATAGTACATTTGCCCTCTTATTGTTTCGTAAGCTCGACTTCTTCTCCAATTAAATCCAAATTTACCAATAATTGATTTTGCAACTCCAATTGTATCAGGTTTAACTTTGCTGAAATACACGTCAAAGTCTTCGTATTCTTTATTTGGTCTATCAACTGTAATAATGGTTTTGCCGTTAGCTAACCAGCCACCTCCCTTAATATCATCAGCATCAGGCAATCTGCGTTTACTTTTATCACTATCAGTTTGCTTTTCTCTTTCCGTTTTTATTGAATGTGCAATAGTCATAAAATGTTTACAAGCTGATTCTGCTAATTCATTACGAAAACTTAAAATGTAATCATTGTATTGGTCTTCTCTACCAAATTCTTTTATTGGGTGAAATAAATTTTTCCAACTATCAATAAAACAGCTTTGAATACTTCCATTTTCATCTCTATATTCTGCTGCAAATTCCCAAATCATTTGTGGTGTCATTGGTTTTTTATAGTCTTTTTTCTCAATAACTAAAAAATGGTGGTCAATCCAACTAGCTGCTGCAATTATTTCGTGTTCTTGAATTGAATTATTATAACCTCTAAAACTTCTTCTATAATATTTTATCAGTAGTTTCCTTCTAATTTCTTTGTAGCTTCCAATATCAGGAACATAAAGCAAGTGTCTAAATCCAAATTGTTCAGATTGATAAAAAAGTATCTCTAAAGCGAACTCAGTTTTGCCCGAACCTCCGTGTCCTGTAATGTCTGTTACGCCATCATAAGCAAATTGAAATGTGCCAACTAAACTTTCAAAACCCGAATAGTTTAAACCCGCACCACCCGTTTTGTGGTATTCAATAAAAGAATCACGCCTTTCATTGTAATTTACAATTTTTACGTTCATGGGTGTCTATCGTTCCATGCCTTTTCACGTTCTTTTATTTCACGTTCTCTTCTTTCTTCTGATGTTTCGGTCGCTCTTTCTATTGTAATTAAATTTACAGATAATATTTCATTTTCCCAACTTCTATTATTTAGATAAGTTTTAGGGTTTTTTCTAAATTGAACATCAGGTGTTGACAATACATATTTTGGTACATGAATAAATATTTGCTCAATATCTTTTTTAGATAGTTTTTTAAATTTAGCCAAACATTCTTTCTTGTCAGCTTTTTTATTATACAATTCCCAAAACTTTTCAAAGTCAGAATCAATCAATATATTACTTATTACTTTACTATTTATATTAGGTTGGAGGGTTGCTTCGAGGGTATCTTTAACCCCCCTAGTAGGGGTGCTTGGAGGGTTTTTTTTATAACTACCATGTAAATCAGCACTTTTAGTACCACCTTCTTTACCTTTATATCTAGCTTGTATAACAAAGTCCATTGTCTTGCGATAGGCTTCAAAATACTTTTTTACAATTTTTGTTTTAATTGTGAGAG